TGAGAACTCGCAATAAGAAATCAGTGACGCGTTCACTTGACTACCTACCTAGCAGCTATAGCTCTGTAGCTACTGCTTGCAATGGTGGTGCGTTTAGTGGATCGGGTAGCTATGCTACCTCGCGCGGCTTCGATCTGACGTACTCAACTGAGCACATCACCGATAGCCTTGGAAGAGGACAAAGCCATCCCTGTCTCCATAAGAAGTACATTCAAGATGCGGATTATTCCGGATCTTTGTTTGGAATTCCTACGTCGATGGGTGGTGGCCTATACGGAGTTACTGTGATTAACGATGGCGGTAGGGCGCAAGCCGCATCCGCCGAAGCTAGTTACAGTTCCTTCGCCTGGGACACAAGCAATCCGATTGCAAGTCTCCCGCCCTTCTGGACTGATACTACTCCATCGATCAACGAAGAATTGCTAAAAAGCAATCTGTTGCAGAGAGCTTCTCAGCTTAAAGCTGATGTGCTCTTGAACATCGTTGAGTCTAATCAGATAGTCCCATCCGTAAGGAGTCTTGTCACTTCTCTGCCACAGATGGCAGGGAATTGGAAGAGTATCCGAAAGGTTTTGAGGACAGCCTCTGGTGGCTTTCTTGCCTGGAAGTTTGGCGTTTCGCCAATTCTTCAAGACATCATGGCCATTCATAGGTATCTGCCTAGGATTAAAGATGGATTTAAACGACACAACGAGCAAAAGCCGAGTCGATTCAGCTCTAAAGCTGATTTGAACTTTGCGATTGCTCCTAGTGCTTACGCCAACGGTTATGCACCCTTAAATGGGTTCAATACCTATGCGTGGGACTGGCAAGGGGGTTTTGATAGTCCCCCCGAGCTCAGATTCGTTCTTGTAGTAAAGCCGTCGAAGAAGCATTCCAGTGAGCTTTCAAAAGCCATTGATTTTGCTGTTTCGCGGTTCGCTACATCGCCTGCCGACTTAGCGTGGGAGTTAGTTCCTTTCTCCTTCGTTGTTGATTGGTTGGTTGATGTTAGCGGCGCTCTTAGATTGATTGATAAAATCATAGGATTTAGTCCTTATGATATTGTCAGTTTTACTAAGACACGTAGCTACGCGCTCTATACTCAAGCCGTCTTGGACGTGAAAACGCCCTGTGGCGGCGGGAATATTGGCTCATATGTGAGTAATCACAAGTATCGCTACTACGAGAGATCCCTTGTTTCTGGATCGGCTACGCCGATCTGGAATCCACGTTTCGGAAAAAATCAGGCTGCCATATCGGCTGCCCTGATAACGCAAGCTCTAACGAGCATTCGTTCGAAACGAGTGATCACCTCTGCTGTTATTAACTTCAATAAGTCGGTGCAAACCAACATTATTGAGGCCGTACCAGCAGTAGCCAGGACAGTTAAACGGTTGAGAAAGACAAACATAAAGTATGTCATCTAAACAACAGTCACGATCTGGTTCCAGTCAAAAGCTTAGCCATCCTTTACAGGACGTTAAGCCCCCGATGACCTCTGAAGAAATTCAGAGTGTTCTTCTGGCCTCTCAGAAAGTAAGCTTACAGACGGTTTCCTTTATGGAGGCCTTCTGTCGTCGAAACCTGAGTGTTGACGAGATCGCAATAATCGGTGTCTTTATAGATGCCGCTTTTACGAACCCGGATACGACTACGCATGAGTATCTTCAACAACTTCTCGAGCAAAACTCGAGTATTGTCAGATTCGCTCCGCGTGGTGCTCAGGAATCAGCTCACCAAATCGCCGATGCAACCATTGCAGTCAACCGTTGATGAAAACTCAACGTGTAATGCATTGGTTAGAACAGGAGTACATTAAATCCGTACTCCCGCTCGTCAAAATAGCCAAGCAAGAAAACCATAAAGATTTGATTATCAAAATCAGTCTTATATTGAGGTTCTCGCGTAACTAGGATGATGCTCCCGGCGTGACATAATGACAGGCAGATTCTGGTTTTCCAGATATGCTTGTTTCACTGTCCGCTTCAACCAAACAGTTTCTCCACTGATGGGTTAACCCCATAAACGGAGCAACGAAAATAAAATACCATGGACGCAGACCAAACCTATAACTCGATCGCCTTCATTAAGTCTTATGACAATAATGAAGAGTCGAAACGTCAGTCAACCACGCGGGGCATCAATACCCCCGACGTGATGACTATCCGCTCGCAAGATTATGTCGATTCCGTGAACAAAGTTCCCGGGCGACGTTATACTTGCAGAGTGGACCGAGTGGTTCTGGACGCGAATAACGTGAAGATTAATACCTTCGCGCAGTTCACGTTTGGCATTCCGAGCACCGAGACATCCGGTAACGTAGCTGTTTTAATTGCTACCTTCCGGGCCATCGTTGCTGATGCCGACCACATCGAGGACATCCTCAACAACGAGAAGTAGAAATACTTCTCAATAGAGGACGGTTAGCAGTCGTAATTCCCGTTTTGTAGCGGGTTTACGAAGGCAATATGAATGGTCAGGCTAGATGGTATTCCATGTAATATGCACGTTATAGAACATACATATATTAGCCTGCTAGCAGATGTAGCTCAACTCACAGGTTTCTCTGAAATACGAGGATCTTATGAAGGGCTGCAATGGTGTCTCCATGAGGCACCTAAGCTAGAGAAGTATATCTTGAGTTGCGTCGAGAATGGGAGTAATCCCGATCTCGATACCTTCCCAAGATGGCTGAGGAGGCTTGCAAGGGAGTCCGTTGTGGACGCCCAAAAATTGCGCCTTCTTCGTCAGCTTCTACTGTTCTGCTATAAGGCCTCTGTAACACATGACAACAAAACGACAGAGAAAAGTTTCGCGGTCTTCCGCGAGACTAATCTTGCTGTTGGCGACTTTGGCGCTAGGCTCGCAAGAGTCAGTCCATCGTTGCTTGACAGCGCTCGTCGACACGTTCAATCAGTTCTATTCCGATTCCGTTCGAAAAAGAAGATAGATGCTCCTCTACTTGAGAAGCTACCTTTCTTCCCATCTCACGGTCCCGGCGCGGTCATCACATCTAAGGATAGATGGATGCACCTGTACTCTACAATAGAGTCAGTATTCCCGTACAGTGACTGGTTTTCATTGCAAAATTGCTATGATCATCTTCGTCACTGGGATAGTCTTGAAGAACATCACATTATTAAGGCGAAACTCATAGCTGTCCCTAAAGACAGTCGTGGGCCGCGCCTGATATGTGTACATCCTGCCGAGTCCATTTGGATTCAGCAGGCCGTGCGTCGAGAGCTGGAGCGATCTATATCGCTCTTTAGATCGTCTCCTGGACCTTGGCCGAGGGGCCATATCCAATTTGACGACCAGTCGGTTAATGGATCTATTGCTCTTAAATCAAGTCAGTCGAGGCGTTATGCCACGATTGATATGAAGGAAGCATCAGATCGCATCTCCGAACCACTTGTACAAATCCTTTTTGGATCAAAGTACAAGTATTTCGGGTGTTGTCGGGCTCAGAAGTATGTAATACCGAAGTTCGGTTCACAAAAGG